AGGTCAGGAGCGACAGCGCCAGGCATATCGGTCGGGGTGCCACCACCCCCGCCAGCAGCGCCAAGCATGCTGGTCTTGAAGTCGTTGATGAGTTCATTGCGCTGGCTTCGCGGCATGCCGCTGCGAGCCAGGGCGGCATCCATTCGGCGCTTGGCCAGGATGGATTCGCTGCGGTTGCTGGGAGCGCTGGAGATCTCGTCGGACTCCAGGAAGGCATCTGCCCACCCTTTGTCGACGGCTTCTCGCCCACCGATCCAGGTCTCGGCGTCCATCTGCTTCACGATGTCGTCGATGTCGATTCCCGTGCGCTGTGCGTAGATGTCAGCCAGCGTCATGTCGAATGGCTCCAGCCAGTCGGCGATCTCGCGCAGGTCGTTCCGATTGCCCATGGCGATCAGCCAGGCGTTGTGGATCATCAGGAAGGCGGCGCGGCCAATGCGGATCTCATCCCCCGCCATGGCGATGAAAGAGGCGGCAGAGGCAGCCAGGCCGATGATGTTCACCGTGACCTTGCCCTTGTGCTCGCGCAGCAGGTTGTAAATGGCCAGGCCTTCGAATACGTCGCCGCCAGGGCTGTTGATATTCACGGTCACATCGATATCGTTGCCGATGGAGCGCAGAGCGCCAGCAATGCGTTTTGCCGTGACACCTTCACCGGTCCACCAGTCGTAGCCAATCGGCTCGTAGATGGTGATCGTGGAGTCCGGGTTATCGCCAGAAGCTGCTCGAAGCTCAGGACGCCATGCATCTAGCGCTTTGGGCGCCAGGTCGCACTGGACGCCCGAGCGCGGGCGAGCCTCCGGCGCTGCCGGAAGATTTCGCAGAGTCATGGGTTACTCCTGTGGTTCTGGCTGGCTGAGCCAGTTCATGAGCGCGGCGCGGACGGCCTGGCTCTCGTTAGATTGACCGAGTTGGTCGATTGGAACTAGGTTGGATTGGACGGTGAGAATGTCTCCGCCGGGGAGTTCTGGCAGGTTCTCTTTCCGGCGACCTTCGTTGCGGGTCATGAAACCGTTTTGCGCCATGGTGCTGTACCAGGCAGCGCGACCAGCGCTATCAGCCTTCAGGAACCCCTCAAGTGAGAACTCGGCGTAATAGCGAATCCGCTCGGGCGCAGTTAGCAGCCGCTTGTTGACGCACTGCTGAATCTGATTCGTGATCGAGCTGATCGAGAATGTCAGGAACGCGAGCATCTGCTGTTCAAGCCCTGTCCCCCAGTTGCTCCCCTTGTCGGTCTGGCCGATCATCCAGGGCGGTACCCCGAACCATCTGCAAATCTCGATCACCCCATGCTCTCGCGTCTCCAGCAACTGAGCATCGACCGGATTGATGCCGATGGTTTCAGGGGTAATCCCTTGCTCCAGAACCGGGGATCTTCCGGAGTTCATCGCGCCCGACACGGACTTCACATACTCCCTGAACTCCTCCCGCTGCGCAGGTTGGAGAATGCGATCAACCTTGAAGGCGACCGTGGGTAGAAGTCCGTTCTTGAATGTGCCGTTGGCTGCGTCCTCCGCCGACATGACCGAGCCGAAGACATCAACTCCGTACCTGATTGCAGAGAGACCAATTCGACCATCCAGCGTGAACGCCGGGATGTGCAGCATGTTGGTACGCTCGATCTCTCTACGAGCACCCTTCTTTGGCGTATAGAAATACTTCAGCCGACCGTTGTCATCACACTCCAGGTCGATCCTCGATGGAAGCAGGAAGTCCAACGCAGCCGGTCTGCCAGCAGCGCGGCGAATCTCCGCGTATGCGTTACCCCAAAGCAGCATTGATGCGACCATGGCCTGCCAGAACTGGAAGGCCGTCATGTCGTCGTTGGGGCTGTTGTGAACAACATCGTAGAGCGGGAACGACCGAGCATCGACTCTGCTCCCGTCCGCTTTCCGCTCGTACACTCCCAGCGGAAGACCGGCGACAGAAGTAGAGATCAAGCGAACGCAAGCCCATACCGCAGACAGCTTCATTGCCTTGTCGACAGTGACCTTTTTCCCGCTAGACGACTCCCGCCCCAGGAACTGCGACCAGAACGCGCCATCTGTCAGGCGGATGGTCTTCCCCCCCCAGCCGAACAATGAAGACCTGGGCGCAGACGTAGCACTGCTCAGGACTTTTCCGAGACTCTTACTCACTGGTCAGCCCCTTGCGAATAAACGCCGCTATGGCGAACGCCGACGCCGCACCGGAAATGAGCGCCCAGCCGAGCCCCAGCAGCACGAAGGTTCCGGCTACGAAAAGAGCCAGACCAAGGACGCCAAAGAAGAGGTAGAGGCCAGTAGCGATGTTCATGCGATGATCGGGTTCCGTATGGCGTTCATGAAGTCGTCGCCGTCATCAACGCCGGCAACCAGGGCGCGCCCCATAGCCATGATCAAGGCCACTGGACCATCGATCTTGCAGTTGGGGTCGTTGTCGTTTTCCTTGCGCGGGTAGATGTTTTCCTTGGCATCGATCTTTGCCGCCACGTTGCCCATCATCCAGGTCATGACTGGGTTTCCGTCATGCCAGAGTGTCCGCGCTATCACCCTCGCCTCCACCTCCTTCATCGGTTCGCTCATGTTCTTCACCGTCTGGTTGAAGTCCACGACCGGGATTGAGGTGTTCGAGAGGCGTGTAATCAGGTAGTTGGCCTGCCAGTCGTCGAAGGCGGAATCCTGCAGGTCGATCTGTTTTGCTAGGTCAAGGATGTCTGCCTCGATAAAGGCGTAGTCCGTCATGCTCCCTGGAGTCAGGACCAGGTGACCCTCAAGCGCGAAGTTCTGATACTTCTCGTTTTCCTCGGCGGCAGCCTCCGGAGCGTAGAAGCGGGGGGTGCAGTAGAACTGCCCCGCCTTCTCGAACAGCATCACTAAGGCGGCCACGTCTTTCTTGCTCGCCAAATCAAGCGCCATCCAGCAGCGACATCCGGCCATGTCCGCAATCGTGAAGTCGCGCTTCTGCCGCTGCCAGGCCAGCATGTTCATCCAGACCGTCCTAGCCCCCACCCACTGGTTCAGGTGCTTGGTGCGGAAGGCGTTCTGCTTCGACGCCGAACGCTTGGCCTGCTGGAGCTGGGCTAGGAGGAAGTCAGGGAAGACCGACACTCCGTAATTCGGATTGGCCTTGATCAGGCTGGCCGGGTCATCCCACGGGTCATCCTCGTCGATCGTGTAGATGATCCCGAAAATCGTCTCATCGATCGTCTGACCCTCGAGAATGCGGATCACATCCCGTCGCTTCTCGTAGCAGGGTCCGCCGAGATTCGATCCCGCCGTCGTGATGATCGACAGCAATGGCTGTTCTCGTGCCCCCATGCCGGTCTGCATGGTGTCAACCAGGGCATCCGTGTCGTGTTCGTGGTACTCGTCCACCAGGGCCGCATGGGGACTCGCACCGTCCCCCGGGTTGCCGATAACCGTCTCGAACTTCGACATGTCCTCCATGACGAACATGGGGCCAGGGTTCTTCTGGTTGCCAGAAAGCTCGATACCGAATCGGTTACGCAGGTTCTCCAGCTTGTGCGCCATCATCCACGCTGGACGGAAAACCTCGAAGGCCTGCTTCTCGGTGGTGGCGCCGGAGTAGACCTCGGCCCCCGACTCTCCATCTGCGGCGAATAGGTAAATGCCTCGTGCGGCAAGACGGGCCGACTTCCCGTTCTTCCTGGGAATCTCTTCGTAGGCCTCGCGGAACCTGCGCTTGCCGGTGTCCTTCTTCACCCAGCCGAAGATGTTGGCCTCGATGAATACCTGCCAAGGCTCGAACACTAGCTTCGACTTCGAAGCGCTCCATTTGCCTTTGGTGTGAGGCATGAGCTGCATGAACTTGACAGCACGATCTGCCTTGGCCTCATCGAAAACGTATGGCCAATCGTCATCGCCCTGGCGATCCAAGTCATTCAGGAAGCGCTGGCATGCAAGCTTCACATATCGGCACGCAACGATAGCCCCACCCACGACATCGCTAGCGTACTGTCGCGCAATGTCGCTGGGGGTCATCTCAGAAATCCTCGAACTCGTCCTTCTCCTTCGGCTTTTCCAGGCCGAACTTCTGGCGGTCTGACGGCGTTAGTCCAAGCCGGGCCAGGTTACCGATCAGGTGGGTGTACTTGCCAACCGCGAACTCAGTCGGATCGGCGCGGTATTCAGCAAGCAGGTTCGCGGTGACCTCCAGGATGATCCGGTCCGATCCCGTCAGAACGCCCTTGATCGAATGAGCGCACAACTCTTTCCATGCGAGACGAGCGGGGCCTTGCAGATGGATGGGCGCTTCGCCGACATCCCCCTCGCCCTTTGCTGGCTCCTGCCGGTAGCGCTGAGGGTTCTTCTTGTCCGCGCCCTTGAACTTTGCGACCTCGGCAGGCTGCTTGTGACGGGCCATTCGGGAACCTAAATTCTGTGGAAATGGAAAAAGACTTGGGGGCGCGGTGTCCTAACGAAACGTTCTAAGGTTTTGACCCGCCCCACCCCTATAAATGAGAATTTTTCTCATTTAGCTCGATTTTTAGGTAAAAACGCACGAAACCAGTGAAAACCACTGCCGTAATTCGCAAATATCTCGAATCGTCGCGTCCACGCGCCGACTGAACACGACTATTTCCTAGATGCCGCCGACTCCCTTGCCGTCTTTCTCGCATGGCAGGGGTATCCAGCAATAGCCATCAGGTTTGAGTCATCGTCTGTGCCGCCTTGGCTCAGTGGGATGATGTGGTCCACCTCCGTGGCGACCCTCTTCATCCCCTTGCACTCTGCACACTGGCACATGTAGCCATCCCGCTTGAGGATGCGCTCTCGTTTGCGACGCCAGGGTCTTCCGCCGCGTCCGTTCCCCCACGCCTTTTCCTCTACCTCGTGCTTAGTCACTCCCTTGGCCTTGGGCTTGGTGTGACGCTGAGGGAGGTCAGGCACTTCCAGACACCTGATTGCAGGCTGCCTGATTCGGCGGGTTCCAGCCTTGCCGCCTAGCTTGTGCCGGTCTGAGGAACGAGAGCTTTCCGCCTTGCCATTCATCAGGATGGAGCGCCAGCAGTCCGGAGCGCAGCAGAGGCTCGAGAACCTTCATGGCACTCACTACCTCGCCGCTGTACCCAGCAATGTCATCAGGCGTCCAGGGCCGATTGGGGTTGACCTCGACTCCTGCAGGGATCGGGTGACTCTTCATGAGGGCGTTCCTTCATCAGACATCCCGATGAGCTTCGCGACCATCAGGGACTCAGCGAAATCATTTGCGTTGGCATCTCGCCAACGGGAGAGCCCGCATACGTGGTAGATCAACTCCCGGCCAGGGAGCGGGCTTTCGGGGCGCTCGATCTTGTAGCGAACCTGGACAACCAGCTTGCCGAACCACCCGCGGCGGACTCGAACAGCAGCTATCTGGGTTTCCCTGGCGGAGCCCATAAACGTCGACATCATCGCTCCCCTGGCGGTGTTGCCAAAAGGCTATTACTGCGTACCGGCTGATGCCCTTGGATCGGTGTTCCATCCAGATAGCTGGTCGGCATGGTGTCAGGATCCTCGCCATCTTCGGCGAGAGCCTGGATCAGGAGGAGCAATAGCTGATTGGTCTTGCGCTGCTCATCGAGGAGGTCGCGCAGAAGGAGTCGAACCTCCTCTCCGGCTTCATTCATCGCTACCTCCAGATCGCTTCGGCTTGGCGGCCACAGCAGAGGCCGCGCGCTCCATGGCAACTCGGGCCCACTTCTTCGCCCATTCACGCGTCTTGTTGCAGAAGGTGCACTTGGTCATCAGATTTGACCTTTCCCACGCGGACTCGCCACGAGGTCCCAGCTAAACGGTTCGGGAAGCGGAGCATGTGTTTCCACTTCTTCGCCACAGAGCCTCACCCGCTCATTGTCGAGTGCGAACGTGACCGTGACCGCTGGCACGAGACCATCGTTGCTGACACTCAACGAAATCTGGCCAGGGAGCGGCTTCCCGTTGCTGTCACACAAAATCAGGCATGTGCCAGTGTTCTTCAGTAGAAGCGGAGCATCCATCAGCACACCCTCAGAATGTGGGCCAGGTTCCCCCGCGCACGGCAGACAAGGCCGAGCAGGATTGCCAGGACCAGGGTCAGCCAAGGGGAGACAGGATTCAGTCTGTAGCCGTGGAGTGCATCGAGCATCACGCTCAGGGCGAAGCACCCACTACCAACGCACAGCAGGTATGCGAGCCAAGACACTCCCCGGCGATACCTCGCGCCCTGTCGGCGGTATGTCGCCAGCCTCATGCAGATGGCGCCGCAAATCATCGCGGCTACCAGAGTCCAAGGGTCAACCATTACGACCTCCAAAGCGGTCCGCTATGAAGCGGAGCCAACCAGGCGTCTTCCCCCCCTGCACCCACTCCAGCAAGCTGGTGCCCACTGCGACGCAGAACAATGCCCCACCAAAGGCGACCAGGCCCGATGTTCTTGCCCACTCCCGCCCGATGACTTCGCCGGCGACGTAGTAGCCAACGATCCAGGACGCAGCGAAGTAACCAAGGCGAGCCCAGGCCGAGATGTCCTTGGCATACACCACGAAGAAGATAGCCCCAGCAAAAGACCCGATCACTGCATTGGCATCAATGCCAGGGATCAACGCAGACGCACCAATACCGACCAAGCCGGCGACTGCTACCGCACCACTCGGCTCGGCCATATTCACGTACTCCAGATGCAGAAAGCCCAGGTCATTGCCTGGGCCTTGTAGTGTGGTGCCGGCAGCAGGAGTCGAACCCGCAACCCTCTGATTACAAATCAGCAGCGCTCCCTGTTGCGCCATACCGGCTTATTGGCTGACGCGGATGGGATCGAACCATCGACCAGTCGGGTAACAGCCGACCGCTCTACCTCTGAGCTACACGTCATTGAATCGAGTTTGGAGCGGCTCGCGGGACTTGAACCCGCAACATCTGAC